TCTCCTGTATCTCTTATTGTTTCTCCTGTCCATTGAGCTCCTCCTGCAATATCTCCTTGCATGTAGTTTCCAACTGCATGAGAAGAAGATTCCACTGCTCCTAATACTTTGTTTGCACCAGAATCCTCTTTAGTATAATCTGCAATACCTCCCCAGAAGTCTCCTCCTGAAGCTATCATTCCTCCCCAATCTCCTGTAAAGTATCCTGTTACTCCTCCTACTGCACCAGATAGACTTTGTGCCCATCCTTTTTCTGAGTCTCCTCCTAATGCATTTACTATAGTATCTACCCCTTGATTAGCCAGATCAGCAAAAGACATTCCTCCGTCTCCTCCACCTGCTGCTCCACCTGCTCCGCCTCCTCCCATCATTCCTTGCATTGTAGAACCAAAATCATAGCGTCTACACCCTCCATATTTAAAAGGAAGAGGCTGTACATGAGTCTTGTCATAGTTTTTATCTACTCTTAAAGTATCTCCTTTATAAGGATAGTAAGGTCCTGATGGATATTTAGAACCTCCTGTATCATATGTTTTGCCTCCTATTGTTACTTTCTTACCTCCGTTATCAAACTTGATAGTTCCTCCTTTATGGAATTTCATAGTATTTCCTGGCCTATTCCAGTCAATTTTTTCTAATATTTCTTGATCTAATCCTTTTTTATACTCTTGAAAGTATCTTAAAGGAATTTCTTTATGGCTTAATGGTTTTCCTTTATCATCTAAATAAGTAGTAGATCGAGGATTATCTCCTGATTCATATTTAAGTAATTGATTATATATGTTTGGATAACTATTTTTCCAAATAGCTGAGTTAGATGCCATATGTACATTAGGCATATTACTAATATCTGTGTAGTTACTTGTACTAGGATCTATTAATCCTATATAATCATATTGATCAGCGTTATTTTGAATTTCTCTCCAAACATCACTTCCGCCTGCAGAATATCCAAATATCTTATTTACATTATATTTTTCTTTTAGTTTATCAAGCTCTTCTGGTTTTGTTCTGTAATCTAAAAAAGTTACATCATCAGTAGAAAGACCTGCTTCTTCCCATTGTTTTTTCATCCATTCAGGTTTGGCAAAACTCATTCCTCCGTATACTACAGTATGATTTTTCTTTTCTGGATCGGTAAGTTTTCCTCCATCATCAAATCTATGAGTAAATCCTATTCTAGGACTAAAGTTCCCTTTTCCTATAGCTCCTTCTCCTCCTAAAGATATTGAAGTATTTTCTCCTACAGGTATATATCCTTTTCCTCCTAAGACTCCTTTAAAGTGAGGATTTTTTCTTGTAGGAATTACACCATATCCTAACATATTATATCCTGATGGAAATTTAAGACCTTGTGCTGCAATTACATTATTTTCATTAGGAGCTTTGTGTACAATACCAAAAGGCTTTATGCCACTGTTTTTTTCTTTTATGTAATCTATATAAGAAATGCTTTCCATTGGTTTATATGCAGGCTTATAAGGAGCAACTGGTTTATATGGTGGATTCTTTTCTGGCATTAATAAACTTGTATATCGTAGTGAGACATTAATCTGTTCAGTATTAATTCTTTGTTATACGTATTATCGTAATACAAAGTTAAGATAAAATGTGTACTTCTCAAACGTCCTCTTCTAGAAGTACTTTTTTGATCTCTAGGTAGTTTTACTCTCCATTTATCAAAACGTCTTTTTATGTTATTTATAGAAAAGATAGTTTTTTCAGTGTCTTGATATTCTGTCTCTACTCTAAAAGCAGTAATTGTTTTAGCTCTGTCTATTGTTTTATCCTTCGTTCTTACTGTAGAGGCGAACTCTATAAATCTAAGAATTTTATTAATATCTGCATCAGGATTAATAACTAATTTTATATAAGCTTCTGTGACTGTTCCATAAAATTCTCCATAGTTTCCTTTATTATGGGTGAATATAGTTTCTCTTTCATCAGGATTAGGAGACATTAGTATATTACCGTTTTCTATATAAATAGGAGGAACAGCAGAATAGAATGAAGAAAATTGTTGTGCAGCTTCATCAAATACTAAAGTAGCTTTATTTTCTTGCAATTCTTTAATAGCTTCTTCATCAGTTACTGGACTGCAGTTAGTTACTATTAATGCTATATTAGTTAAAAGATTTGTAGTAGTAGTAAATTGAGTATTTACTTGAAAATAAAAAGTATCAGGACCAGCAATATAATAAACATATTCTCCTGGATAATAAGTAAAGACTCTATCATCAACTAGTCTTAAAGTAAATCTACCATGGAAACTAAAAAGTATTTCATCGTTTACCATATCTCTAACAATATTAACTCCTTTACTGTTTATAGGATTATCCCCACCATTTTCTTTTCTTAAAAGTACATCACCATTCATTCTTGATAACCAGCTGTGCATTCCTGTCATTTCTGAAAGAGGTTGATTTCCTTTTGCTATTCTAAATATCTTTTTATGGGTAGCATCAAAATAATAAATACCTGTGTCTGTAGCTTGTACTGCCCATTGGTGTATAGAACCGTTTTCTGTACTAACGTATTGATGGTGAGCAAATCCTTGTCCAGAACCTAATTCTGTAGGAATACCATCAGTAGTAGTAGTTACAGCTCTTGGATTAATACTATAAGCTCCTATTCCTGTATCTTGGAAAAAGTAAACTTCATCTCTCCAGTTTATTATTTTATTAATAGGGCCGTGTATTGCTTCAACATCATAATAATTGTTTACTAAAAACTTACTCCAAGAATCTATAGATTCTCCGTTTATTTTAGCATTAGAAAGGTATGCACGAATATCATTTTCTTTTGCTGCTTCTACACCTACTGGAGGTGTAACATATGCTAAACCAGATTTTGTTTGGTCTATAGAGTATATAGTATTGTATGCATCCTTATACATATCTAAAACTTTTGCATACGGACTTCCCCCTCCAGCTGCTGATAAATTATCTTCTTCTAATCTAAAAGAAGCATCTGTATCAGGGCCGAAGAAATATTTTACTCCTGTTTTTAATGTATTTCCATATGCTAAAGCAACATTTATAGAAGTTTCTACAGGAAAGTTAATTGTTTCAACATTTGCATTTCTGTATATATTGTTTTGAGATCCATAAACATCGTAGTAGTCTGTACTTTGAGCACATTGTCCCCACTGTTGTTGATACATACTTATAAAAGTATCTCCTCTAAAAACTTGAAAAACAGAAGTAGGACTTGCAGTAGGCACTATAGGAGCTGAACAAGGAACGAATATGTTTAAAGATAGAGCACTGTCTGAAGAACCTCCATAAACTTCTGACCTAGGAATTACATAATCTATTAAAGGAGTACTTGAAAATCCATCTTGTCCAATACCAGCTAAAGGTTTTACATAGTGGAATGCAGTTCCAAGTAATGCACTTGTTCCTTGTACTGTTGAAAAAGACTCTCCTGTGGATATATAAGGAAGAGAGGTAGCAGCTAATGGAGGGCTTATATATTTTCCTATGTTTCCTATTAAACAAGTATTTCCTTGTGATATATAAGAGTTTGCATTATTTCCATCTGGTTGATGGACTGCTTCTGTAGTTATTACATCAACAAGCCAGTTTCTCATATAGAATCCAGCGGTAGGGCTTAATGAAGCATTTGTAAAAGGTCCAAAAGTTCTGTCTTTATCTACAGTAGTATTTATATCAGAATTATAGCTAGCCTTTTCTTTATTAATAAATTTCTTTATATACTCTACACCTCTTCCTAATGTAGGTCTAGTAACTCCTCCATCATAGAGTCCTAATACATTTACTTTATCAATAGGATGAGTTAATCTTAGCTTTCTTTGTGTATCTCTTAAGAAAGTAAAATTTGTTAATGTTGCAGGACCTGTATCTGTTCCTACACCATCGTTTCTTACAAAAGACCTAAAATAATTTCCTGTAGTTACTAAGGTGAGAGGAGTTGAAGAAGTAAAATTTGTAGTTCCATTAAGATCATTAACAAAATTACTATAGGCTCCTGTTATTAATAAAGCAGCATCATCACTATTAAGTCCGTCATTAAATGGTCCATTAAAGTTATAACTTATTTCAGGAGAGTAGAAAGAAATATAATCTCCATAAATATCCCAACCTCCTCCTAAATCTAGTTTTCTATTATTATTTAAAGATACAAAAGCTCCATTTATAGCATCAAACGGAGCAACACCAGTATTAGGACCTTGTTTTGTTGTGTAAAATTGATGTAAAATGTCTGTACCATCATTAGGGTCTCTAAAGTTGTAGTTCTCTGATCCTGTAGGACCAAAGTCTGGTCTGTGATATGTTTTTAATATTCCTGAACAAACTCTTCTTTTATCTTTATTTTGTCTTTCTACTCTTACTATTTGGAAACAGCTTATCTCATCTTTAAAGTTTGGACAAGTAGAAAAATCTAAAGTAAATTCTATTCCTAGAGAATAAGCAAAAGTTACATTTACAAATTCTGTTGCCACGACAAAGTAGTTTATACCTCCTGTATATGCTCCTGCGGTAGCATCCTCTTCAGAAATATCAGGAAATTTAATATCTCCTATATATTCTACAAATGAAGATTCTCCTTTTTTAGTATAGAACACTATACCGAAACGATACGTTTCTCCTCTTTTATATCCTCTTGTTAGGCCACTTAAATAAGGAGATGCAAATGATACGAAGCTATTACTTTTATATGTTAATCCTGTATTTTCAAAAAGATTAACATCAGGATTAGGGCTGGTATTTGATAGGTTTGCAAAGCCAGGTTGAGAGTCTGCATCTACTTCATACTTATGTAAAGTAAACTTATAACTAATATTAGGAGTAGCACTATCAGACTGTCCTCCTAGTACAGTAGAGTTTCTTTGGTATTTATATTGCTGACTAGTGTGCCAATTTCCATCCCAATGAGCGTCTCTATTGTATTCTTTATTAAACTTTCTATCATCTCCTGCTGCAGGTAAAGTAGTAGTACTCTGTAAATATCTAACAGTTTGAGGGTCGAATGTTTCTCCTAATTCTGATAGTCTGTCTTGTACATTAAAAGCAGTTTCTTTAACATTGGCTACTACTAAAGAGTTGTCTTTAGGTACTAAAGTTTTAACAGTTGAAAATGGATATACTTTAGTAGCAAATTCTGTTGTAGTAATAGTAGTTATTTCTGATTCAAAACCTGTGTATTCAAATTCTATACTACTAGTAGTTGCTCCTATTTGTTTTTTCTCTATACTAGATATTGTGGGAACTCCATTAAAATCTTCATAAAACAATGCTATTAGTTCTATAAACTCAAATTTGCCTGCATAGTTTGTAGTGTTTACTTCTACTGTTATAGATTTACTACTGTTTGTACCTTTAGGGTCTCCCATATATTCAGCTGTTCTACTATAGCTGTCTTCTTTAGATACTATATGGATTAAATCTCCAGGAGGAGATATCAGTGTTTCTTGGCCATCAAACGTTGTTAATCTATAAGCAAATTGATATTCTCCTACTAACAGATTCCCACTTCCTCCAGTAGTAACCAGTAAAGGTATTGTATAAGTTACTTCAGGGAATATATCTACTAATCCAATGTCTATAGTTAAAGCAGGACCCCCGTTAATTACAGAGGCAATATTTAAAGTTCTTAGAGGATTGTTATAATCTGTAAAGTATATTCTTTGAGTAAACTGATTTTCGAATCTACCTACTGCTTCTATGGGATTATCCTTACTAAAATTTAAAGCAGCATTGAAATAAATTAATACAGGAGCCCCTCCTGTACTTGTTATTTCCCTGGTTTTTTCATCGTATGTTAGGAAGTATATCCAACCATTTGTGTCTGTATTATCTGCACAGAATAAAACTATTACATTTCTTATAGTACAAACTCCTATTATTTCTTTAGTTCCTGTAGCTCCTGCCTGGTCAACACTAAAAGATCGAGAGTTGCCTTCTATATTTGTAATAGCTCCTGTAGATTCTCCACTAGTTGTTGTTATCCTAACATCTTTTGCATCTATATACTGTTGATTAGTAATAGTATCATAGGCAGCATCTTGGTTTAATCCTTTATATGTATTTAAGAATTGTTTCATTAAAGAGTAATAAATGTTGTTTGATTACCGTAACTAGTTCCTGTTGCTGAAGTAACAAATGCTCTTACATAGTAAGTAGTAGCTGTAGTTAATCCTGTTAAGTTAGTTGTAAAAGATCCAGGAGCAGATAATGTGCCTAAACCGCTGACTGAGTCTGATGTAGTAGGATTTCCTGTAGTGTTCCAGCAGTTGCCGTGGTTGGTGATAGAACTAGAACCATAGGAAGTAACCTGACTAGTTACTGACGCAGTAGTGGCAGTAATAGCCGTGGCAGCTCCTGTTACTACTACAGGAAGTACATTAGGGTTATTAGATGCAAGATTGTTGTCACTTTGGAAACTTTTAGCAGTTTGTTGATTAATAGGGCTTCCTCCAGCTTTTGGTCTAAACTTACGTTGTTCTGGGATCTGCATATTAGCAAAGAAAGAAGCATGGTCTTGTATAGTAGGAATAGTCCTCACCATTATATTCTTATAGACCTCTGCTTCGTCTACACCATTAGTCATTTTAGCAAAGTTGACAGCTTGAGCAAAATACCAGTCTCTATCTCTTTCTAGTATTTGATACTTATCAGCAGTAATCTCGTTACGGAACCAAAGCTTTCGAGCTATCTTGTGAGCGATATAGTGGGCTCCTGCTTCTAACCATTGTTGTTCTGCAGGAATAGTGGGATAGCCACAATCATCTGTTGGTATAGCTTCGTAAGATATTGCTACCATTCCTTTACTAAAAGAAGGGAATATGTAACCTTGTCCTACTGTGTAAGTATTTCTAGACTGACTAGTATAGTCTCTACTATCTTTATGATATCTCATATGGAAATTATCAGTTGACCATCTCATAGGGATTAATGTTCCTTCACCACATGCAGCGTCTTCTGTATTTTCTGCTCCTTCTACTTGTGCTGTTTGTTTTATCTTGTAAAGGTCATTAGGTAGGTCTGCTCTGCCATCACAAACATCTAGGTAACAAATTTTATCTTCCATTGTTATACCAGCGTTAGTATGGGCCATAAATTCAGCAAGCCATTCTAGAACTTCTTCATCATTGATATCGTATTTGAATCCGAAGTCTCTAAATACCTTATCTACAATTGTTTTATATGAGACTGTATTTCCTGAGTACATTGTTTAATCTTTTAAGTATTGTGCTAGTTTTTCTATAATAGACGGTTCTTCCATAGGGTTGTCTTCATGAATACTTTTCTCACTTTTATATTCCCATGCATCTCCATCTTTATAAGACTTATCTACGCATTTAACATAGCCGTTCTCTACCTTTTCTACTTTAGTTTTAACGTAACTTCCGTCTTCGTTTTCTATTGTTTTAGTCCAGGTAATGGCTCCTTTTGAATCTTTTTCTTCTATAAATTCATCCATAATAAAAAGTTTTTCTATTGGGATCCTTCACCACCTCAGCAATCATTCTAGAGTATCTTCTAGAAGGACTAAAGTTATAGAACCTATGGTACTTAACAGTTGAGGTTAGAGTGTCCCAGTGATGTTTGTAAAATTCTTGGTTTGTATGATCATTTAAAAAGTAAATAACTTTTTTGTTTTTTAATGCAACTATTTCGTCTCTTGTTAAGTCTTTATAAGTAGCTTCCCAATGTTTCCATGTTTTATTCCAGTCTACTTTTAATGACTTTTGTCTTTTTCCTTCTTTATTGAAGAAGTTAAGTTTTTTAGCTTGTACTCTAAGATATCCTAAACATCCTAGTTTTAAAGACATATTCTCTTTTACTATAGCTTCACTATACGCATCGAGCAATTGTTTTAAAAAAGCATCATAAGTCTTCCTATCTACTTTAGGATGCTTAGCCTTTTTATTATAGAAAGAAAAGAAATGCCTTTTGTATATATCTCCGTTGGTTTTTCCTTTTCCTCTTTTTAAATATGTATTACTTCTTTGCTCCTCCACCTAAATCTGTTTTAGTATCCTTAGCATCATTCTCACCGTCTTGTGGGATTTGTTGCTTTTGGAGTAGTTGTTGTACAATTTGAGGTTTGATATATGCCCACATCCACTGATTCATTGGGTATATATTGTATGGGCTCCAACATGCTTGGCCTGAACAATCCGTAAACTCTCCTAATTTAGAAGGGTCTTCGAATATACCTCGTACATTGATATACTTTAAAATCTTCATTCCAGGGTCTTTGCTGATGACATATATGTAGTTGTCATACAGGAATGCATATACAGACTTTTGAGTAGTCCTACCGTTTCCTGCATAAGGCACTCTATTATAGTCTATCATTGTAAATCTCTTCTTGGTGATTTCTACGGGCCCTACTGAAGTAATACCTTTTCGAAAGTATAATTCTATTGTATTAGGTATTTGCTTCTTGCTTCTGAGCACTTTACAATGTAATGGAATAGATAGGTCACAGCATACATGTGCATCTACGAGCTCCATCTCTAAACATCCTATCTCTTGTTGAATATTAGGGTCTATAGTTCTAGACTTATTATATTCGTTTCTTAAGAATAAAGCACGTTGCTCATTAATAAGGTCTGTGTAGTACAAGTCATCGAATACAGAATCAGAAGAGTTAGTGTTTAACGCTTCATCTAATTGGCTATGTAGGTCTATGAGTGGGAGCATCTTACAAATATAGTTAATTTAAGGGTATATCGAAAACTGCAGGAACATTATGTCTGTTCTGAATTACCAGAAAACCAGGTGTTGATGTCCAACCTCCTGTCTCTGAGTAGAAGTTTCCTGTAAATAGACTAGGGCAAGTTATGCCTCTATAGTCTCCTGAGTCTGAATATACCGTTTGCATGTTAGTAACTGGTTCTTTCTTTTTTCTTGTATGCCAATGTCCTTGTAATACAATATTAAAATATCCTTGTTTTCCGTATTTCCATATTATATGTTCTATGGACTTCTTAGTAAAGTTATGGTGTCCATGAGTAAACAGATAACATATATTGTCAATAACGTTAGAAACTATTATAGGGTTATAGGTAATCTCTAGATTTGTGTGTTTATTCAGGAAATGGGCCAGTACTTCTACTACCTCACCTTTTTGGTCTTCCTTATTGCTAGATGTTATTCTATCATGATTTCCTGATACCATATATACTTTTGATATATTGGCTATCTTTGATAGAAAATTCTCTAGTATTTCATAAGCTGAGATTATTATATTTCCACCATATCCTTTTATCATTAGTTCTTTCCATGTACCAGGATGGTTAGTACCCGTGAAAGATTCTATAAAGTCGCCTAGTAACGCTACATGTACCTCTGAGTAATTAAGAGCGTTTACTGTATCTGCTACCTCATCTAACATGTCTGTTATCTTGTCTACGTCAAAATCAGGAGTTTTGATGAGGTTTCTAATATAGGCTCCAATATGGAAGTCTGCCAAAGGAACTACTCCTATCTTTGTTTCTTTTACTTTTTTCTTTTTTAATATTGTTTTTCTCCCTTTTAGATGTTTGAGAAGGTCTTCTTTAGCTTCTTCCCATTTTTTCTTTTCTTCTTCTTCTTTCTCTATTCTGTCGAACCAGACTTTAATCTGGTAATTGTCTCCCCATCTATTGGCTATTTGTTTAGTGGCCTTCCAAATAGAGGTATCTATATTTGCAAACTTAACAATGTCTTCTTCAGATTGCAGCTTTTTTAAGCCTTTATAATTAAAGCTTGCTGTACCTTGTTCAAAGTTTTCTTCCCAGTTTATCTTATCTATTCCTTCTACTCTTTTTAGTAGCCCTGTTTCGTATAAGAATAAGGAAATCTTTTTACGTAGTGTGTCTCTGCTGTATTCTTCTAGTTCTTCACTAAATAAAGTTTCAAGAATCTTACTAGGGGAAGTGATTCCTTTATTTATTAATTCCTTTATTTTCTTTTCCTTACTTTCTACTAATTCTCTATAATTTAAATTCTTCATAATAGTAACTTACCAAATCTTTTTATCAGTAGTAGAAACAGTATTAAAAAGCTTATTATAATTACTAGACTTCCATATTTCTGCCACCAGGTAAGCTCTTGGATAACGATCTTCTCATACGGTATAACTTTTTCCGTAATAATCTCTTTCCCAAGGCATTCAACTTCATGGTGGATCTCTCGTGTGATGGTGTCATAAAAGTATTTTAATATTACTTTTGAATTGTCTATTACTGTAGTGCTATCATGATATCTTATTACAGTCGTTGTATCGTGGACGTAATCTTCTATAATGATAGTGTCCCTTATTACTATAGTGTCTAGCTGTAGTAATTCAGGATGTTTTTTTACCAGTCTTTGGAGCTTCTTTTGTGGAGAGCATCCAAAGACTAATAAAAAAGTTATTATGCTTATAGCATATTTCATTTAGCTCCTCTTACGGCTTTAAGAAATAACATTAAACCGATACCTACAGCTATACCGCCATACATATCGTTTCCTTCTAATAATAGTAAAGCACCACATAAGCCTGCTAATGCAGCCATAAATAATGATGATTTAACTATTGCTAAAACTTTTGCTAAAACTTCTTTCATAATAATAAGTTTTTTTGGTTAATTAATGTATAAGAGAAACTATTTCCCCATACTTCTGCAGATTTCTTTACAACATCCATGTGAACTTCGTATTCATTAGGATCCTGTATCACTTGACAACCTGCTGAGTTTTTATCTACTCTTTCAAGTTCTTTGTAGGCCGAAGCCCTATGTATATTAATTCCAAAGTATCCTGTTTGTTCTGTGCCTTCTAGCATGTCATATTCTCTATCACGGTCATCGTCACGATATACAGTGACCTCGTCCAACCTCTGGCATAAGGCCAAATACTTCCCGTTGTGTTTATCTATGGAGTACGTGGACCTATATTGTCCTTCTTTAAGTATAGCACATCCTTTACGGTTCATTGGGTTTTCTAGCCAGTGTAGACCAGGTAAAGTAGTGCATTGCATTTTATAAATATTCCATTGACCTTCATATTTCCAAAATACGCACATAAGATCATTGAATCTATTAGTAGCAGGCTTAATAGCTCTTATGCCTACTATATTAAGATTGTAAGGCTTAGTGTCTCCTTTGAAGACTACATGGCCTAGTTTTTCCATTGCTTTAATTAAAGCTTCTGTAGTTATATCTTTCATGATTATTCTTCTGTAGGTTCTTCTGGTGTCCAAGCTGGAGTGGCCAATAAAGCTAATGCTTCCTCGTGATTTAAAGTTTGTAATGGTGTTAACCTGCCATTTGTAATAAATGAAGGTGTTACATCATAACTAATCATCGCCTCAGTGTTAGCTACATTTCTTCTCATAGTTTGGGCACTCGATGTATTAACCTGACTAAAGTCTACTAAA